ACAATCGTCGCGCAAACCTGGACCGCCCCCACCCCACTGCACATTTGAGCACTACTGCACGTTTGATTACTGCCGGCTGGCTGCCGTGTGAAGGTTGTTTTGTTTTTGTGTGAAGGTGATACATTAAGACTGTCTTACCAATTATTTGCGGGCAGTTTTTCAGGGCTTTTCAAGATCTTCTCAAGATCCTTCAAACTATTGACTTTGAGTATTCAGAGTTAGGGCAAGGGTTTGCCTAGAAAAATAGTTTTAAAAAATGTGTTGACGGTGACACGGATTTTCTCTCTTATCCATTTGAAGCCAGCAATCTGCCGGTGTAACTTAGCCAGTTTGCGGCACTGATCAAAGCCGCCTTTTATAGTATGGAATCAGTAAAATATAAGAAAAACACTTATGGTGAACTGTGCGTGTACCTGGAAGGATTACTTGTCCGGAGTTTTTCGCACTCCGGCAGTGAGTTGGACGTGCAACGCGACGTCGCTGAGCGTATCAACGTAAATCCCGGAACGCTTCGCTTAAATCTAAGTAAGCTTGAGCGAGCTAACTCTTAAACCAAAAACCTATAAAAGAAAGACACAAGATGGAAAATAAAACAAAAATTGAAGTAGCACTGCCCTTTTGCGGCTTTTACGAAAGCGCGCTGTCGCACGAAATCGACAGGGAGTTAGAGAGCATATTTAATCCGGAATGTGGCTACGGTGACATTCCCGATGGGATTGACAATGAGATTGACTATAATAAGTTGCATCAAAGCCTAGCAGCAACCTATGTTTCCGCGTTCAAGAAATGGCTAGCCAGGGAGTGCGATTTGCCTATTGATCTTGAATTTGTCGAGATGACATCCCCGAGGGAATACAATTTCAGCACTGACAAGGTTTTTGTTAATTGCTCAGTATCGGATCTCAAAAAGGTTTTTAGTGCAGTGAAGGATGAGATGCCCGAAATGGTAAGGGAACGCTTCACTTCGAGGTCTGGCTTCATATCCTTTTACGAAGGCGACTTTAACCTATGGTCTAAAAACCTTGAAGAGTGGGATCATAACGAAACGGGGACACTTTTCGAGTGCCTTTTTCAAGGTGAGTTTCAGGATGCAACCTTTGCCGTTTTGGAATATATGCAAGGAAACGGTGAAGTTGTCGATGCTATCTACAAAGCCTCTACTCAAAAAGGTATTGAACTTATGGACAAAGCTTATAGCGACTACCTAGCAACCGCGTAAATAGCCTATTTTATTGATCAGTAAGAAAAGACTAGGCCTCGCCTGAAAGGGCGGGGCTTTTTTGTGCCCATTTGCCAGGGCTTGCCCGGTTTATACGTGCCATTACGCAAGGATAAAGCCCTAGGAAGCCGCACAAGGCGTTTTGATCTGCAATTAATACCAACACACTTACAAGCAAGTAAAAGACCGTGAAGGGCAATTTAAGAGACGCTAGGAGCAATCCGGGAAAGTTGCGAAAAATGTGCAGAAAAATAAAAAAGTGGTTGACAGTGCCACAAATTCAATCTTTAACGATTAGCGAAAGCTGGCAAGTGCCAGTAAATAAAACCGAAAGAAAGGAAATAATGAACTGCTGGAAAGTATATGCTCAATTTGAAAATCGATGGTTCATAGTCAGCACCGGAAGCCTTTACTGGTCAGACGCCAAAAAGCTGGAGCGGGATTTGAGGGAATCGTACGGATTGCCTTTATGTATTGCCATTTAATCCACAAGATAAAACCTAACGAAAGAGAAACAATGAAAGAAGAAAAGTGCAACGGATGGACCAACTACGCAACCTGGAGAGTCAACCTGGAGATTATTGACGGTCTGGAGTTTGAAATTGACGGTGAAAAAGTAACGGCTGATCACTGCAAGGACTACGCAGTAGAGGTAGTCAGTGACGGAGCGGATGGCTTCGCATTGGACTACGCGCTTGCATTCCTGGATGAAGTAAACTGGCAAGAGATCGCCGAACACATCAACGAAGGACTGACAGAAAATGCTTGAACTAGTACTTTTTATTGCGTGCTTCCTATTTATCCGCGACAGGATGACTAACCCTAGGTACGATGATTGAAGATATTACACTCGAAGAAGTCGAGCTGCGTCCCGGAAAGTTTTGCGATGTATTCTTGCAAGTCAATCTGGAGCTTGTGGAGTGCGAATGCACCAGCGAATGCGGAGACGGAACGGTGACCGAAAGGTGGCAGGAAGTCGAGATTCACGAAGTACACGTAGAAAGCGTGATGTACTGGACTGACAGCGACACTGGCGTGGAAATTCCACTGGTGGCCCTAGATGAGCAGGATCTTAAGCGCATTGACGAACTCGCAGCCCAGAAAATCGAAAGCAGCCTACCATAAGAAGTCAGTTTATGGCTGCCTACCTTATGACTGCCTGTTTTTTTATACAAAAAAAAAACTAACTGCCAAGGACTGACTACCAAGGACTGACTGCCTTAAGGTACGCAGCCGGAAAAGGTGCTGTCAAGACTAAAACACAAGGTAATTTTATGAACCAACAGAAACACGAAGAAAATGACGAACTAGTACGGGGCGGCAACGCTGTCCTTGAATCAGCAGCAACAGTTTTAGCTTGCATTTGCGGGTCAATGCTGGTGCTTTTTGTAGCGATCCTTATCAGTAAATTATAACCAACGAAAATAAATATATGAAAATCAAAATACATACTTACCCGGACGGACCAGCCGACAACCTGGATCCGTACGACGAAATTCTTAGAATCAACGAGGGGCGATTCGTTGTTCAGCAGGCAGGCGAAGGCCTTGTTGAAGGTGACCAGTACGCACTAAGCCCGCAGCAGCAACTACCAGCACGGAAAGCCGAGGATGTCTTGGACTTCATTGCATCTCGTAGGCTTCGCTTTACCTGGGTGGACGCGCTCGCGCCCGGATCGACTGGGACCACTAGGAGAGGATTCACTGATTGTCTGTGACCACAAGTTGGATGACATCCACAAGTCCAGTTTTGACCCAGCGGTGGACAAGCGCAGCACAGTACTCCGCGAGGCGGTGGAATTCATTATGGACCAGGAGGAACTATGAGAAAACTAAGTGACACATTAAAAGAACTAGGTGTTGTCTTTAGCTTCCCTATTAAGATTATGGATGCCAATGGTAACGTGACTTACTCCGAGGAGAGCGATGGCGACTGGTGTAAGGTTGACTACGATGCCAATGGTAATCGGACTTACTTTGAGGATAGAGATGGCTTCTGGGAGAAGTCAGAATACGATGCCAACTGTAATGAGACTTACTTCGAGGACAGCAATGGCTACTGGTGGAGGTCTGAATACGATGCTAATGGTAATCAGACTTACTCCGAGGACAGTGACGGTGTAAAGAAGGGAACACCTCGTTCATCAAAGTCCTGCAACGGTAAGGTCATTGAGGTAGATGGTAAAAAATACAAACTAACGGAACTATGAGCGACATCAGCAAAGCAATGGATGACTTCGCGGATCTCTACGAGATTGCGAAAGCTAACGAAAAAATTATGAACGAAGGGCGCCGGGCGGTGGATTACTTCAAGGCTATGGGACTGATTGTTCCGCCAGTTAAATCCAACCGAGGGCGGCCAGCGAAGGGAGGTTCCAAGTGAGTCACTTCTATAACTGCACAGACGTACTGGAGCCATTCTTTGAGGAGAATATCAAAACACCAGCGCAGGCGCGGAAGGTGCGGAGGGTCTATCCTTCCGTCACCACCGTCTTAAGCATTGTCAAGGATCCATTCCTGGATAGCATCTATAAGCCCAGAATGATTACTGCACTGGCTAGGGAGTACCCGGATTTAGCTTGGCAGGACGTTGAGCGATTGACCTACGGAACGCGAGAGCATCCGATCAGCGGTGACACCATTGAGTCCTCGGAGTTCGGCACAACTGTTCACAAGGTGATTGAGGACTTCATCAGCTATGATTACCTCGGAGCCGAGGAAGCACCAAAGGACACACCTTGGAATGAATGGGCGTTGCCATTCGTTGAATGGGTGCAGGAATCCGGGGTTAAGCCATTGGCCTGCGAGAGGCTAGTTGCAAGTAACCGCATCAAGATTGCAGGCAGCGTGGACTTCATTGGATACGATTCCGATGACAAGCTATTCCTAGCGGACTACAAGTGCAGGACGAATACCAAGGGGAAGGCTAAGACCTTACCCGAAGGACTGCCAGCAGCTCGCCTATTGAATCCTTTATGCTTATGAAGGAGCACAGCTTGGACTACCTGCCGGAGTGCATCTCAGTAGTGATTGACTGCGATACTAAGAAGCACTACCACAAGACCTGGAGCGACAAGGAAGTCGCCGATGGAATTAAGGTTGCAAAGAAGTGCGCGGAACTGTACTGGATGTTAAGAATGTAATAGAAAGGAATTAAATGTGGATACTACCAAAACAATTACACACCTCAGCCTCTGTAGCGGATACGAAGGCATTGGGCTTGGACTCCGAAGAGTTCTCCCAAATCTGCGAGAGATCGCTTACGTGGAGAGGGAAGGATTCCCGATCGCGAACCTGGTTGCAAAGATGGAAGCGGGAGAGCTGGATGCAGCACCTGTCTACACGGACGTTAAAACATTCCCATACGGAAAGTTTCGTGGATGCGTGGACATCCTCTCTGGCGGATTCCCGTGCCAGCCATTCAGTGCTGCTGGAAAGCGTGAAGGCGTTGAAGACCCAAGGCATCTCTTCCCGTACATTAGGGACGGAATTAGAGCGTGCGAACCTCGAATTGTTTTCCTCGAAAACGTTGAAGGAATTATCTCAAGTAAGACCGCCGATGGAGAGTCGGTTCTCCAGTATGTCCTCCGAGAGTTGGAAGGACTGGGTTACCGAGCAGAGGCAGGAATTTTCTCAGCGAGTGAAGTCGGCGCACCTCACCAGAGAAAGCGGGTCTTCATCTTGGGCTACTCCACAAGCATTCGATCACGTCAATAACAGCCACCACAAGGGACTGGAAGGACACCAACGCAACAGGTTCCTCCGAGCCGTGCGAATCCATCCAAGCAAACACTTGGACAGAGGGTTGCACACGTTTCCCAGCTAGACCAAGGCGAACCACAAGCACAAATGGGAACAGCCAAGGGTCACAGCAGTGGGCGACACCGAGAGCCAACAAGGTTCATCCAGTAATAACGGAGGAGAACCGAGCGCACCTAGCGAACCGCAAGAAGTCCAACCTAGAGGAGGACATTGCGGGTCATTGCGGGAAAGCAACAGGCAAGCTGAACCCGGATTGGGTCGAGCAACTAATGGGGCTTTCAGTCGGGTGGACAGACTTAGGCTCCTGGGCAACGGAGTAGTTCCATTGACAGCGGCCAAGGCATTCGTAACCCTAATCAATAGATTCCTTTAATCCTATGATTGAGTACGAGATACTTACCCAGCACGACGATATGCCGGAGGGCTACGTTGGCAAGACGTTCAAGTGGGCGCACAACGAGAAGGATGCTGTCCTGCTTTTGCTAAAGAATAAACCAGAGAAGGACGGTCGCTGCGTATTTAAGCGCGGCGGCACTGGACGAATACTGGAAGTAAAAGAACTTGTAAAAATAAACACTAAGTAATTCAAGCAATGTATGACACAACATCAGAATCAATCAGCCAGTTTATGAGCTGGGCTGCTTACAGAATCGCCAAGGAGGTTGAGGACAATGAGCGCATCGAGGCCGAGGCTGGCACGCGGGAGTTCATTCCGGGATCAACACCCAAGAGGCGGAGTGCGGTAAAGCCTTCATTGCAGGCAAAGCTGGTCAAGCGGATTGATGCCCTGCGAGCCGAGGGTCAGGACGCTACCTCAGCAGCCAAGGACTGCGGCGTAGGAGTAAGTGCTTACTACCGCTGGAAGAGAACACTACCAAAGGATTTACTATGAAAAAATTAAGCGAGACGTATAAAGAACTAGGGATTGACTTCAGTTTTCCCATCGAGATTCGTAACCCCAATGGTAAGGAGGCCTACTACGAGGACAGTGAAGGCTTCTGGCGTAAGTATGAATACGATTACAATGGTAAAGAGACTTACTTCGAGAACAGCAGTGGCTACTGGCAAAAGTATGAATACGATGCCGATGGTAAGGAGACTTACTTCGAGAACAGCGGTGGCTTCAAGAAAGGAACGCCACGGAGCCAGCCTAGCGAGAGACTAGTAACCAATTACGACGAGATAGCGGAGCTAAAGGGACAGATTACTGAGTTACGCAAGATGCTCGCCGAACACTTTTAATGCCTCACGGCAGATACCCAAAGCCTTATGGCTGCGGTATGGTTTTTCCCTCTTTCGCCCGATAAGTAAAGGGGATTTAATTTTATGAACGAAGAACAAACAGTAAAACCCCCGCTGGGTATTGAGCCAATAGATCCCGATGCCGCTACCTTTGAAGTTACAATGACGAAGGAGGAGCACGATATTATTCTTTCCCTGTGGGTGGATGCCAAGGATGAACCAAAATGACCTAAATTTAGGACAAAAAAGCATCCAAATTTGTCTCAAATTGGTCGCTTAAATTGTGACAAAACTACAGCCGAAATCAACCGAGGGTTAACCTTGGCGTTAACAATCCAAACAATATGACTTACTTACCACAGAACAAAATCAAGGAGTACAGGGATGCCAATAAGCCCATCTCCTGCCCGATACTGGACATCAAGACCAAGGACTGGGTGCTTGACCACGACCACCAGACCGGGCTTGTCCGAGGCGTTATCTCACGGCAGGCGAACAGTCTGCTGGGGAAGGTTGAGAACTTCTTCCTCAAGATGTGCAAGGGCAGGAAGGAAGATTTGCCCAATACCTTGGAGGCAATGGCAGCCTATCTTGAGCGCGAGGCACTGGATGTCCTTCATCCTGTAGGGCTTACACAACTTACAAGAAAGTTTGCTAATAGCTTGACAGCGGCTGAACAGGTTGCAGAGTTGAAAGCCATAGGGGGGAGTAAAGCAGAGATCGAAGCCTGCACTAACCTCAAGCACCGAAAGGAACTTTTCCGTAAACTAACCAAAAATAAATATGAATAAAACAGAATCAAATAACTCCATCCTTTCGCTCGTATGCGAGATCGAGAGGAATGTTCCAATCAATGACGTTATCCGGGATTACGCTGGTGAGGGCGTAGAGCACTCTGGATATAGTACCAGGTATGTAAGTCCATTTGTCGAAAACGACGATGGGCGATCCCTCTTTGTTCACAACAATAGAAAGACTTGGCATTGCTTCAAGTCAGGCAAGGGGGGCAATGTTATTGATTTTGTAGTCAAAGCCAAAGAACTGGAATCCTTCATTGATGGGCGTTTCCCGAATGCGGAGTCCTACGCTTTTGCCATTGACCAGATCCTAGAAAAATACGGAGATGACCTTAACCAAAAATAAATATGAATAACCTAAATAAAAACATAAGACAAAAACTCCAGGGAATCCAAAGTTCCCTGAAAGCCCCAAAGGGGCAGACCAATAAGTTCGGTGGTTACCGCTACCGTTCAGCCGAGGACATCCTTGAAGCCGTTAAGCCATTGCTTGGCGAGTGGGGATGCAGCCTCGTTATCCAGGACGATGTAGTAGAAGTAGGCGGACGTGTCTACGTTAAAGCTACAGCCAGCCTAGCTGACAATGATACCGAACTTGCCATCTCAGCCACAGCTTTTGCTCGTGAGGCAGAGGTGAAGAAGGGTATGGATGACGCCCAGATTACTGGCTCCGCTTCCTCCTACGCTCGCAAGTACGCGCTGAATGGACTCTTTGCTATCGATGATACCAAGGATCCGGATGCTACTAACACGCACGGCAAGGGCAAAGCTCAGGCCGCTACACCAACTGAATTTTAACCCAGAACATAAATATGGAATACGATAACACAAACTCCGGGACATTCTTCGTGAATGACCGCAAAGAAAAACCTAATCATCCTGACTATAGCGGGAAGATTAACGTCGAGGGCAAGGACTACTACCTCAAGGGCTGGAAGAAGCAGGCCAAGAGTGGTACTAACTTCCTCTCACTGGCGGTAAACCCAGTGGACGGAGCATCCGCTCCTAAGTCAGCTCCAAAAGCTGCGAGTGCGCCAACCAACGACGACACCCCATTCTAAGCTGTGTCCTCATTCGATAAGCAATGGTGGGATAAATTCCGCCGTGATGAAGTGGACTCCATCCTAGCGATGACTGCCAATAAGAACACGGATTACACAGGAGGCGAGAGTTGCGATAACCCCTTCGCTAACTTCGATGGCTCCTCCGAGTTCGGTGTTCATCCACTGACTGGAGTCTGTATTCGGATGCAGGATAAATTCCAGAGAGCTAAGGCTTTCTGTTTAGATGGTCAGCTGAAGGTATCAACCAACGGCGACCAGTCCAAGGACATATTCCGCGACCTGATTGGTTATTCATTGATAGCCATAGGGATGCTCGAAAGAGCAGAGGAGGAGTAAATCCTTGTGCTATGATTCTTGACCCTTGCAATCCGGCTTGGGTCAAGTAATCTAAATATGACTAATAATTCACAACAAAACCATAACGAAATGACTAAAATAAAAGAAGCTGCCGAAGTATCCCTATCACTTTATAACCAGATTGATGGCTATAAATTGAAGGAGGGTAATCGCATCACGCATCAGTCCCTTGGACAGGTCCTTCGTTCTCTGGTAGCATTACTTGAAGATGAACCAACTGGACCTACTGATACACAATCAGCCGCATAGTGCTGACGCTGAAGAAAGACTAATTGCATCCTGCCTGCTGCCTGGGGACACCTCCGTATATGATACGGTGCGCCCAATGCTGGAGGTCGAGGATTTTTACACTCTCCGCTGCCAACTCCTTTATCGCTCGATAGGGGAACTGGCACTGGAAGGTAAGCCACTTAATGAGGTTGCGCTTCTCGAGCATCTGAAGGCTCTACAGGGCGTTGATGAGGTCGGCGGTATGGCTGGGCTTATGTCCCTTATGGACGGGGCTTCTACGCCATCTGAGGCTCTTTTCTTTGCGCGTACAGTGGCAGAAAAAGCAAGGCTTCGTGAGATAATGAAGTCCTGCCGTATTGCTGTTGAGGAGGTGGAGTCCGAGACAAGGAGCTATGACGAGATCCGTAGTAAACTTGAGGCTGACATCACGGCTAAGCCAATGCTTAGTCAAGATCGGGTTAACATTGGCGCATCAGCCAAGGAGCTGCTCGAGGACATCGCCAAGATGCAGGCGGGGGAGTACGAAGCGGACGTTGTTAAGACTCACACCAATCGTCTAGATGATTACCTCGGTAATCGTGGTATCGCGGCTGGTGAAGTAATGACGGTCGCTGCACCTACCTCCTGCGGTAAGTCCGCACTGGCACTTTACATTGTGTCCCAGGCTGTAGCCAAGGATGGTCACGCCTGCGGTATCTTCTCACTGGAGATGCCACAGAAGCAGTTAACAAAGAGACTGACCCAAGTTATCTCAGGCGTTAACCTTCGCAGCGTAGAAGAGAATACCGCTACCGAGAACCAGATGCAGAGGGTTCACAAGACAATCACTGACCTCGGTGAGATGCCTATCTTTACATCGCACTGCGTCAAGAGCGCGGATGATCTATACAGCCAGACTCGGCAGTTCGTGCAGAAGCACGGCGTAAAGCTTCTGGTCATTGACTACTTACAGCTAATCCCGTTTGACTCCCGCAAGGGTAAGGCCGAGGGCATTGCCAGTATCTCGCACAAGATTAAGCAGATGGCCATTGACTTAAATATCGCCGTCATCCTGCTGGCTCAGGTTAACCGAGAGGGAGCCAAGAGCGGTCATCTTAAACTGTATGACCTCAAGGACAGTGGTGATATTGAGAATGATGCTGACGTGGTACTGCTTATGTACCCATCCAAGGGTGACGTGGAGTCCTCAAAGGATGTAGACAGTCAGGGTTCCTTCACTAGCCTGAACTACGAACTAGCAAAGAACCGCGAGGGTGAGAGAGACATCGGCGGATTCTTCAAGTTCTATCACTGCACCGGGAGGTTTGTATAATTATGACTGAAGCAGAAGTAGCTGAAAAGATAATGGCGGCCTTCCCTCGTATGAAGGAACTTCGCCAAGCAAGGGACGAATTCAGTCCCTTTGATTACGAGAGTGATGACTACCTGGTTGAGATTAAATCAAGACGCAAGGCTTATGATCCGTGGATTATTGAGCAGCTCAAGGTGGACACCAATGTCGCAATAGCCGAATCCGTTAAGAAGGACTTCATTTACGTGAATGCTTTTGAGTTACTCCTGTACATCTGGAATATCTCAAAGCTAATCCGGGAGGAATACGACTTCGGGTTCGAGGATAGGGAGATGCCTTGGACAACTGACTTCGAGGCAGTTCAAATCATAAGTAAGCGTACAGGATACCTGTACAGCAAGGATGCAATAATTGTTAACACGGAGGAGCTATGATAAGTACTGAGACATCAAAGGATATAATTGTGGATGGAACCAGAGTAACCTGTTATTCCGATGGCAGTGTAACCGTTCACTCCCCTAGGAGCAAAGGTAGAACCTATGGCTACGATCACAAGAATGGGTACAGGTACGCAGCCTGGGGAAAGAAGAAGTACCGGGTTCACTCACTCATAGCTCAAGCGTTCCTTGGGGATCGACCGGATGGTTTGGACGTGGACCACATTGACGGCAAGAAGGATAATAACGACCCATCAAATCTAAGGTACGTTACAAAAGAGCAGAACCTTCGTGGATACCAGAAGGTTAAGGGACGGTCAAAATACAGAGGCGTGTACCTCAAGAAAGATCACGACAAATGGTGCGTAAGCGTAGGTACAACTCTAAATGGCAAGCAGAAGAAAATTCACATCGGATACTTTGATAACGAGAAGGAAGCAGCGATTGCCCGTGATACCTATTGTTTCGAGGAGTTAAATTATCCACTCGAGGGACTTAATTTCCCGGACTTATTCGTTGACAAATCAAATGCAATGCACCAGCCTGAAACCGTGAAAGATAAAGAAGAAAACATTGAGCGTATCCAGACGCAGATCGAGATGATCCGCCAGGAATCCAGGGTCCTGTCATATCGTATTGATCGTATGATGGAGCAGCGCAAAGATCTTTCGGAGGAAAAGCGCAGACTCAAATTGACCCTTGAAACGCTTGGTGTATAATACAATTTCGAGGTAAGCTGTTGGAGTAATCCGCAGCGGGGGGATATGGTAGACGCCTCCTTATTAAGCCCTCGTTCGTTAGGTAGCCTCGCCCCTTTTGCTTATTTGGGGGGCGGGGCTTTTTATTTACTGATAATTGACTCGCCCTTCAGTCTAATCAGGATTGCCCTAATGTCGCCTCTCTTAAGTTTACCTCTATCGTAATCCTCCTGGAGCATACGGATTGCCATTGGCTCAGGCATTTTCTTAGCTAGATCAACGTAGCGTGTTCTTTTTTCCTGGCGATCGGAGATACTAACATTCGAGGATATTGGCATATCTGAAATTACGCCAGTCATAATCTCTTGAGTCTGGTCCTTACTGAATTTTTTCTTGAGTAGCTTTTGTATCTCCTCATCCGAAACCTCAAGAGTTCTCAAATTATTTGTATGGCGTATAGCTTCAGCTATATTCTGTTTATATATTGAGTTCTGCTTATTGTAATCACCGGAGATGTCGCGATCATCAAATGTAGCACCAGCGTACTTTGATCGAAGTCCTTTGATATTCTTGTTAATATCATTGAACTTATATCTAGCTCCGTCCAATACATCCAAGTTCCGAACACGGTATCCAAGCGTATAGCGAAGCACGTTATCCATTGATTCGCGTTCATCTAGTTTCTTGAGGTCGGAAACAGTTCCTGGAGTAAATGTCTCACCTAAGTACCAGCCGATGAGATCCAAGTTCTTAGCCATACCGTCTATCTTATCCGATATTTGGCGACCACTTTGATCCATATTGTTCACTGCTGATACAATATTTTTCATATTGATTGTAAGGTCCCCGCCGAACTTACCCCACATTGAATCAATGGCTCTCCCAGCTGAGTCCATAAAGTTCTCACCCTTGAATCCGGACTCAACTATTGTTGACAGCTCAGCGGTTGGAATCTGGTAACCAAGGTTCGCAACTCTAACCTTGTTGCCGTCCTTACGAATGTGTAACGCCTGATCCTGTTCCCACGGAGCAAGGGCAGTCTCGCGAAGGGCGCGTTCCTTCTCCTCGTCAACACCACCCTCGCGGTTCATTACCATCGGTATAGTTGATCCAGCCGTTAGTACAGCACTAAGAGCAGCAAATCGCTTGTAGCCCTCCCTCTGGATTCTCTTCTGGGTATCTTGATTGATACTTACTCCGTACTTATCCTTGAGCATATTTGAGAAGTCCCCACTCACCATTGACCGAGCTAACTTAGCCTGGTTGTAGGTGGTTCTCATTAGCTCAAAATTAAATGCACCGAACTCATTCAGGATGCCGTATCTGGACAATGAGCGCACACCCTTGTTGATGCGGTCATAATTCATATAGGTGTCATTGGTAAGGTCCGCAGACATCTGCTCGAACTCACGTTTACCCATACGCTTTATGTCAACATTTGGCACAACGTCATTCAGGAACCTCTTATAGTTCTCATAAACCGAGATACGTTGAGCTGTATCAAATGTATTGTAGGCATTGCCTACGCCCTTTACAGCCTTCTGGAATAACTTAGGCGTGATTCCATTCTTGAATCCGTCCCGAATGTCCGAAGCTGTTACGCCTTTATTAACAATCCCCAGTTCTTTGAGTCGATTGAGTTCAAGGATTGGAATCCTGCCACTCTTGTAACTATTAGGTAAAGTCTCATTGATCGCTACACGCATTCCTTTACCGTACGCGCGGAATGGATTGAAGCCTTGACCCGCAGTAAGTACGGCATTACCCACTAGCTGAACTGGATAAGAAGCGAGGTTCAAAGGAACCCTGACGAACTTAGCGGCAGCCGTTGTGGATGAAAGTAAACCATCCACCAGTCGGCTAAACCACGGTCCAGAATCCCTCAAAGAACCACTGCCGTACAGCTCATTGAGTGCTCGATTCGCATCCTCTGGGACATAGATTGTATTTCCCTCCTGTAGCTTACTGGACTGAACGTAGCCATCAGGTGTTTTTAATTTACGCGGTACGCGCATATCACCCTCCCGCATCTCTCGACCACGAATAACTAGTGGTTCAAAACCCTCTGGCACTTCACCCGGAGCGAAGGTTTTACCAATATTGTTACGCAACATTTCATTAGCTATGCGGCGATTACCAGCTTCGTACGAAGCAAGTTTACCAAGACGTGAGATTGTTCCGAACATTCTTTCGCCGGCTTCCTTGTACTCACCAAGGTACTCAAGCATCTCATCACTCAGGCTTAAATCCTTTCGCTTAAATACGCGCTTATTGCCAGCAATGGTGTTCATCAGACGGACTGAATCCGACCGACTATCCTGAAGATCCTGTAGGAACTTGTTGATTTCATCATCATTAGCTCCATCCTTCTTCATACTTATGCGGAGATTATTCTCAGCATCAGCGGATGGTTTGTAATTACTATCCTCATAGAACCTGTACTCACGAGTGAAGTAATTCTTGGAATCAATACTATCCTTTATTTTAGCAGCTATTCTTGGATCAATGTCCAGCTCCCCGGACTTGTACATCTCGTACACCGTGTTCTGGTACTGATCTATCTTCTTCCTAGCACCATCCAGTGTATCCTTGATTCCTTCAAATCTTGATGGAGATCCTGGCTCTTGTTGAATATGTAATCATCCAGACCACTTAACTCCTTGTTGCTGGCTCCTTCACGCGCATCGTCGATAATACGTCTTGCACTTGCAGCTAAATCAACAGCAGCCTCAGCTTCGTTCTTGGCTCGGATAGCATCCATAGTTGCGTCCTTACCAACCAGCTTGGATGGGGCAACTCTCTCAAACGCCATACGCTTTAATCGACTACCCCTGCCGGTCGGGTTCTCGCCAGCTAATGTCTCCACAATCTGAGTCGCGTCAGGATCACCTTTCTCATAGGCTTCATTGAGTACATCGCCGCCCTTTCCTCCGAACTTAGGATAAGCCTTTTTCATTAGCTCACCCGCAGCACCCAGCCCAAGACCAAGTCCTCCACCAACAAAAACAGCACTTCCTAATTCCTCTGGAGTAAGTAACTCCCTGTCCTCAATGGCTTTTTCTATCTGTGCTCCGCTCGCGGATATAATAGCACCACCAGCGGCCCTCTTGGAACCCTCTTTAGCTAAGCGCGGAAGTACCCCTAAGCCCTTCTTAGCTTTACCTAGTCCTCCGGGAATAAGGTTAATCGCAGTATCCGCAGTCACCCGACCCCAGGATACTTCGTCCCTACCTTCAATTTCCTGTGCTAGTAATGATCCACCTACACCTCCAGCTAAAGCACCGCTAACATAACCTACAGTTGCGCCAATGGCAGCACCAGCCGCTGAACCAACGGGTCCACCAACAGCACCCAGGGTAGCACCAGCCTTAGCTCCAGCTAAAGCCCCAGCGGCTTTTGACCCTTCGCCGATACCAATTTCAGCAAGTAAGCCAGCACCCACCCTTCCGAGCGATGGCTCAAGCTTAACCCGATCGGCGTACTCGGGGTACTTCTCGACTATCCTTTTGCTGAGGGTTACGTCATCAACGTCAGCGTACTCAGGATACTTCGCCTTAATCTTAGCGGCGAACTGTTGAGGCGTAAGTAAATCATCCATTATAGACCTAAACCAAGTGAATCCGTTGCTTCAGCATTAACGGGTGCAGTCAAAGAAAGACCCGAACCCAGCAGTTCCTCCACGTTGTATTCAAGCGCATCAAGGATAGCTTCGGATCTTTTATCCTCAGGAATGATTCCTCCGGCTATGAGTCGATCAACCTCCTGTTCCGCTTCCTGGGTTTTATCGGGGTCCTTCTCTCGGGACTTGATTAACTCCTGGTTTAGTTTGTTGAGGCGAGCCTGCGTTACTTCACTTTCAAGCTGGGCTGCAGCCGCTTTCGCTTGCTGTTCCTGGATCCTGATTGGTTCCTCTGCCTGAATGCCCCTAGCTACAGCATTGATCTGATCGGCAGTTGGGTTCCTGTAACCTCTTTGTACCAGGATTGATTCAGCTTGCCTCTTGGCTTCCGAAAATGACATACCATCTGTTCCTAATTGTTTAGCCCTAGCTAACCTTGTATCTCTCTCGGCGGCTGATTCACCTGGACGGCGCGCAGCTTCAGCAAGTCTAGCCTCACGGGCTGCAGAAGCCTCAGCGAACGCTCCACGGGACTGCTGCTGCGTCATACGACCTGCACGAATGTCATCAGCTTCCTGTATTTGACTAATGGTTGGTGCTCCGAACTCGCGGAGTAAAGCAGCGCGGGTTGCCTCAACCCTTGACTGAATGTCGGGGGACTGTTCTGTAACCCCAGTGAGTCCAGCAAGATTTGGAGTTGCGGGTGCTGTTGGTGCTACTGTCTCGTCACTTGATAGCCGTGATTGTAACTTAGCCAGTGCCTGGTCAATATCAACCATTTCTCCATCCTGGCGGATGCTAAGAAATGGTGTACTGTCGGCAAATGCACCCTCCATTTGATCAGCTATACCAGCATCAATTCTGGCAGCTTCCTCGGGGCTTACGTTCCTAAAGAAAGGTGCGCCCTTGTAGGACGTTACGCCATCCTGGGTAACGAACTCATTGGGTAAATTGCGATACGCCTGTTGCTCAGCAGCTCTTTGGTCATACATTGATCCCAGTTCAGCAGCTTGAGCTTCTGATTGACCAGTGATTCCAGCTCGGTTAGCTAGATCCGCAGCTCCGATTAGTAAGGGTTCAGCCATCGTCCCAGCTCCAGGACGTAATGCTATATTTGATAACACCGTAGGGGCAGTGCCAATTAGATTGCTTGCAGCGGATAAAGTTCCCTGAGTGGCTCCTCTAGCCATACCCGGTATATTTCGCAAGCCCTCACCCATACGTGATGCCATTTGACCAAAATTGATCGTATTGACAGCTCTTGGGGCTGATCCACTGACAGTAGGATTAACACCACCGGAAGGAAGGTTTCGACCTATGAGTGAATTTCCCCCGCGGTTAAGATTTACTGTACGCCCTTGGGTCAAAGGGAAGTCCCTCGCCGCTTGAGCCTGCTGGGCGATTGTTGCCGTGTCCGTAGGCATCCTTCCTGTCTGTGCAAAAAAGGCAGCTCCACCTAGACCTGCTCCGCCCATAAGCGCATCATACAAGCTGACGGGTTGCTCCTGTTCCAGTTGACCAATCAGTGGTAATGGAGAATTTTCGTAAGGGTTCATAGCTGTATTATATCATAAGGGTGTTGAATTTAAGTGTAAGTGTAAAAGTCGATGGATGTAGGCCCAGAGACGCTGAGCTGGAAGTCCACATCTCTGGATCTACTCTCTTCCGTCGAAGGATTGTAATAATCCCAACTGTGACTGTATGATAATTGAACGCCATTTGTATTAAGAGTAATGCTCGGTGAGATTGACCAATTATAATAATTCGAACTACTAGGTTGAGAAAGCTCTCTTGCCCATCCCAGTCTGTACCGCACAAAGTGCATATCGTTGATAGTGCTAAAATCAGTGGACCTCTTATAAAAGGATTCATTGACGTTGCTGCTGGGATTCCGTATTATAGCTTCGTATTCTATTCTGCCCAAGCCCCAACCAACAGAGTCTGTGGTTAGGTCAGAACCGACGCTCGTTAAGTCAGCACCATATCCCAGAAATTTATCTGAGTCATAAAATGCGTACAGTCTTGATATAAAATCACTAAAATAATAAAAAAAACGATGTGGCTGTATCGTCTCTGTCCCATAATACCGGTTAATGTTACTATAACTTGCTGGACATATTCTGTTAATTGGTTCCGGTACGCTATCATCACCACTGCTTAAAGTCACGCTATCATTCCAGTTAAGGTCTATATCTTTCGTCGAGGAAAAATAGCTGTATGATCCTGATGAGCTTGCGCTTAGCCCATTTGACATAATTTTATTCCAATAAATGTGCATAGCCATATCCCTGGAGGAATCCACCTTCTGTGATAATGTTGCGCCATCGAATGAATTATAATTATCCGAATTTACCCCGCTTAGGGTTGTCCATTTAGAATTAGAATAATAACTACTAGAAATGTCTATCTGATGAATATTGGTATGGCAGAACGGAAACCCGTTACCCCTTCCTAGTGCTGTGAATGAATCCGCTGTCGGCATACCTTATGGATCCTCCTTAAATAAAATCTTACCAGTAACCGCAGTCCCATTTTCACACAAGGTTACCGACGTCTCCACGTAACCGCTCGGTATTCCGCCGTCAGAGCCTCCCGTTACTATTGTAGGAACCTGTGGTGTGGATTCAGGCGCGGTGAACTGGTCAGTCCCCCTTTGCTGAATGTCGGACTCATAGTCCTCTTTATTCTGCGATGGCTGATAGGATATGTCCAGGTCATATACAGCACCTTGGTAAGAAGTATCCGCCCATTCCTTGATTTGCCTGCGCTCCCTAGTGCTCCCGGCTCTCGATAATAATGACCTTTCCTGCCGTTGTATATTCCTTCTAGCACTGATTCGATCACGGGAAGCCCTCTGTCTCGCTAGGCTTTCCTCGTTTTCAATATCTATATCTTCCTGTCCAGGCATTAGGAAACCGGGGTTGTGTCCGCTATTACGACCTGCTTCATATACGTGATATTTCCATCAATATCCTCGAATGCTTTCTTGATATTTACGTCCAGTACGTATCGCTTGCCCAAGGGATTCTCAGGTCCACCTTGTATTTTAATTTTACCGGAAGCACCATTATCGACATTCCGACCCTCGATCCAGAATCCCCTTCCAGATATACCAAATCCGGTATTTCCTGGAGAGGAGAGAGCGCCTAGCTCCTCATAGTTTGATGCCTCCAGCACATTGATTCCACTCCAGGTTGCATCCTGTGGCTCGTTTCCACCACCTGAACCAGTATGCAATGTCCCAGATGTCGTGCCACCTACATTTGTATAAGTCTCGGACCACGATCCAGTCCTTAGACTGTAGGTATATGTATTATTACCGGATGTACCATCCGTTGCAACTGGGTCATCAATCTCATCGGTATAGTTGATTTCCCACTGGCTCCCGCTCCACTCCATATCAATGGTATATTTTCCCTTTACTAGATATGGCCCCCTGTGTACCACTACACCACCAGAAGAGAAAACCCTTTCAACAACATCATAATCATAATGTATTGTTTGCCGATAGATGGATTTACCATTAGATAATTCTGTGGTCTCCTCCAGTTCGATTGATTCCGGGGTATATGTTTCCCCTCTGGATCGAATCTGAGCACCGTTATCTCCAGTTACGGCAATTGACGTTCTGGTGCGGCAGCCCCGAATACCTTGAGCGTTAAAATAGGCCGGTTGGACAACATTACTATCATTGACAAAACTATCGATAGTGCTTATCTTTTGACACCACTCAGACGGGTTCCATATTCCCAATGATCCATCAAGTGTGTAGTCACTTGACACAATATCGGGCGAGCTTTGATAATATATTTGTACATCAGCTTTTACTTTTGCCTCCACCGGGGATCGAACCGCAGGAAATATATGGTTTTGCTCACGTACCAAATCAACTACACCGGGAAATGTAAACGGGACAAGTTGCTGGTATTCGTAATTAAGTTTAGACGCACCGCCCGATCCGGTTAAATCCGTCCCATCTGAACTCTGAAGGGTGGTAACAGTAATTGTTCTTAGACCATCGTAGCTACCAATCTCCCTACTGATAATGTCACCGCTGGTTGATCCCTCAACAGCTAGGAATGTAGTCGATACGCTACGTACTCCCTCATTTCTATTTTGAGTTCGCGTACTTAGGGTCCCAGCCTCCGCCCACTGCGTAGTGACTCGACCGATCTGAGTATCGGACTTGGATTCAGTCTCATCTTTGAACCCAGCCAAATATAAAGTCTTACCTCCGTCGGTAATCGTACTTACCCCAATATCATCCTCATCGTAGGGAGCCGTAGCCTGTAATAACGGCAACCTGTGAGCGTTCGACTAATCGTAACCCATTATCCGTAGAGGAAACTACATCCTCCAGTTCCTTTGTCCAGGTGTCAGTCAACGTCTCATAAGTAAAAATTACGACGTATTCACCTGACCGCATATAGGAAGCTTCGGTCTTAACGAGCACCATATCGTCGTACGCTTCACCGGTACGCGCATCAACACCATCTATTGACATTTGCGCTGAATACAATGATCCAAAATCAGCGAATATCTGATCCTTATTATCAAAGTACCAAGCCTTCGTGTTATTCTTAGCTACACATCGTACAACCATACGGTAACGATCACCGTACAGTTTTTCGATCTCTGGTCTCCCTCCAAATATTTGGAGCCTATGGGTTCTGTGAAAAGCAAGCATTAACTATCCCCTTTGATGATTGCGAAATTTATAACTACGCTGATGCTCCCCGTGCTTTGGTTATGGGCATCCCCTACAGTAATATTACAGGAACCGTTTTCAGTGATAACAACCTGGTTATAAAGCTTAGCGTTACCATCCCTAAAACTAACAATAACTACATCATTTAATTCGATATAGCTGTTATTCAATGTGAACTCCTGAATTTCGTTATTGCTGAAATCGTGCTGGACTAAAGTAATCTTGCCGCAGGGCTTGTTTAGCGTAACGGAGGAGTTAATGGTTCCTGTCTGGGTAACTGATCCACCTGAACCCGCAGTGAATCCAATTTTATTGGTAGTTAATTTATCAGCTGAGTTCAGCACAGCTACCCAATTCTTTTCCTGCGGGACCATAAAAAAGCTGTCATTGATAGCCATCTGCATCGAGGAAACCCCTTCGACCGTCTGCCCACTAAGCGGAGTCAATGTAAGAATATCGGGACCGGCGTTCCGAATATAGAACGGTTCAGATACCGTGGTTGATGGTAACGTAGCCGACGTTTCGTCGGAGTAAATTCGGCACTGCGAACCATCGTAATATACTGAGTTAATAGGCATTAGCAGTCCCAGGCTCTACGGCTCCAGTAATTAGCTGACATTTTACTTTTTGCGCCCTTGATGCCTGCGCTCCGTGCGCAGTAGCTCTTCTTCCTCTTGGGCTGACTTTTCTTAATGCTCATATTAGCATCACCAAATCGAATGAGTTTTTCCTTACCACCCTCGCAGGCTTTCACGACGAACTTCTTCCCGCCCTGGACTTCACGGCGTGGTACATTGCACTTCATCTTTGCTTTATCTGCCATTGTTATTTCTTCTTAACGGGTTTAACTCGACGGGGCTTTCCTGCTGGTTGCCCCAGTTTCTTCTTCTCAGTTATCCGCTTTTTCTTTTGTGCGGTAGTAATCTCGGATGCAGTAACAGGGGTTCTTGCGCTGACACGTTTTGATGGTCTGCAATAAGGCGTTCCTCGCTTCTCTCCCTCTTGTCGTCCGCAAGGCTTCCCGGATCGGACATCGACCCATTCTTCCTTGAACCACCTCTTGAGGTCCGCTCCCTTCTTGGTCTTCCGTACTGGCATTCAAACCTTCTTCCGTTTTGTTTTAGTTCCCCAGTTCTTGGCTCCTACCTTGCGGCACTTGGCAATAGCCCCGCTCGCATAAGCAGAGGGGAATACCTTGTACCGTGCCTTGACCTTTTTATAGCAAGCGTCCTTGGGCATTATTTACCTTTCTTGCCGCAACCGCATCCACCGCGTTCTCCGCAGGAACCCTTGCCAGCCTTTACATTTGTTTTACGTCCGTACATATGTGTCCTTATTTTACTTGTGAAGAGCCGAAGTAGAACCCGACAATTGCTAGTGCAGTCTGGCGGATCTCTGGCAGGATAACGAATCCCTGCACAGTTTCCCATCTGACGCTCTTAAATAGCCCTAGAAAGCCGTTTGATTGATTTTGGATACTTACCCCTACGTCAGTGAATGCAAAGACGAATGGGGCTACTACAATCGCAAACATTGTGCATACGACTAGAAAACGGCGGACAAGTACTCCACCCTCACGTTGAGCAGCCCGGTCAGCGGAGTCATCCGCAGCCGCCTGCTTAGCAAGCATACGTTCAAAGATTGCCGCCTGACTCTGCATCTGAGTAGCGATCAGTTTCATTACGAAACCGCTCACACCTCCGCCGAGCATAGCTATCAGTTCAGTTGTCATTTCTTTTTAATGATATGATGATACGCCAGTGCCAAAGATCCAATGGCTCCGCAGATCTTAACAACAATACTAGCGACGATATGAAAGTCCTCGAGATTCCAAGCGGTAAGCTCCGCAAGGAATACCATTCCCCAGATTTTGAAATGACCCATTATTTGCTCGTTCATTATACTTCCTCACTTTCTAAAGGAGCATAGGTTTCAAACACCGCGTTCTCCTCGTAGTCATCAAGGTCATATTCCCGCACGTCCAATGCCCACTTGCCATCAGCCGTAGGCACTGGAGCCGTCAGCCAGCGTGTGCCTTTGCCCTCAGTCCAGTAAGAGAAGTTAAGGTACTTGCCCTCCTCGTCAGCGCGGTCAATGGCTCCTTGTTCGGTTTCGTAGATTAGGTACATTAGTAAATGTCGTATTGATTGTTAATGTTTGCCTCAATGGCAGGACGATTGGAGGACTGGTCGGAGTTGTAGATGATAAGCTCTTTGAACGCACCGTCCGCAAATCGATCGCCAATGTGCCAGTTTCCAATTTTTAAACCTTCATCTAAACCAGTTGGAGCTGTTCCAATATCTCCCGACCCGGTCGACGTTCCATTCTTAAAAATAGAAGATGCTGTCGTGTTACCAATAGCAGTGAGGAGTGTTTCTTCACCTGTTACAGTAACGTCTGAAGTGACTGCCGTCCCAGCATTAAGTGCAGCAAGCCCGGCACTAGACGTGATGAACCTAAAGTCGGTAGTGCTTGCGCCAAAGGAAAAATAAGAACCAGCATTTCCAATGTTAGACACAATAAATGATGTAATCGGCTGGTCTGGCGCAAAAGATGAAGATGTGCTTAATTCGTCATCCACCCCATCAAAGTCCAACCCACCCAAGAACGCGTGAGGCTGACCAGAAGTCACCTCGCCGACAATCTTCGGCTGGCTTGAGGCAGTCGCCTGCTCCGCGTCATTATCACTACCGCTCTGGTCGTACCACGTCTGCACGAATCCGTTGACTGTATCGTCAGCAGCAGGGATGTCAGTAATGCCGTAGGTCTCACCGATGTTTGCCTCAAGGGCTGTACGGTTGTCGGTCTGGTCGGACTCATAGTAAATAACCTCAACCAGTTTCCCATTTGCTGCTCCATCGTTAACCTCAGTACCAAGCATTTGAAATGGCGAGGAACCAGAACCCACGTTCTGTTGACCACTGCTTGACTCAGTACCGTTAGCGTAAACCCTAGCGTTGTGGCTCGCGTCCTTGAGTACTGAAACAAGCCCCCGTGTGGATGCTACCGTAAAGTCCTGATTAACTTGGGGTGTATATGAACCAATTTGATAAGTTACGCTAGACGTGAGTCTAATTCTAGGAACATTTAGATTGCCTTTTAGAATCATTGATGGACCATTAAACTCGTGGTAGGCAATGCAAGAGTAAGCTCCGCCAGTTGCCAAGTCACTAGTTAAATCCATATTGTCATTTACGTCATCAAAAACAATAGCTGGATTGTTCCTTGAATCCTTCAGGAGATTACCACCCTCAACAATCTTAGGCTGCTTTGCAGGGTCAGTCTGAGTTGCGTCATTCGTGCTGCCACTCTGGTCGTACCAAGTTTTGACTGTACCATCCCGCGAGAAGGCTGCTAGAGAAATGTCGTAGTGATTAGAGATGTTCTCCTCAATGGCTCGACGCTTATCGGATTGGTCGTCGGTATAAAGAATAAGCTCCTTTATGCCTCCATTCAGTGGATTAACGCCACTGAGACTCGCATCTCCAATATCTAAGCGATTAAGAACCTCATCTCCAGTAGTTCCAGAAGTAGTAGTTCCATTTACACCAACTACGGAGTTAGCCCCATTGAATAAATCAAATCGCAGATAGTCCGTATCAACTACGTATGCGCTTCCTTTTAGCGCAGCACCACCAGTGCCCGACGAGTAAATGGCGTGCTCGTTAGAGGAGCGGTAGTAACTTGCTTGGTTGGCGTTTGTTCCGTAGATGCCGTGAGTTTGCCCAGCGAAATTTGTATTGCTTACGCTGAATACTGAGTTCGGCTGCGCAGAACTCGTCAAAGTAATTGTTTGGAACTGTTGACTCCCGTCAAAGTCCACTTCTTCTAGATACGTCCCACCCTCAACAATCTTAGGCTGCTTTGCAGTATCCGTCTGCACTGCGTGATTGTCGCTGCCTGATTGGTCGTACCAAGTTTTGACGTGTCCGTCATACGTCCAAGGGACATCAATAGAAAAGTTCGTTATCTCAACGTCTGCAGACGCGGATACAAATTGAAGAGCAACAAAATCAGATGTTGCTGTTAGTGTAAAAGATTTACTGCCAGATGAATTTATGGATTCAGAGTTAGAAACCGATGAACCACTTTCAAATCCGTTTCGTAATTGAACAACAAATGACCCCGAATTTATAACAACATCAAAGGATACCTGAACTGAAGTACCACTTGAGCCAACTAAATCAAACCCGCAAGCACCTGCTGCTGATGTTGCGGCGTCAAAGCCAGTTGATGTTGCGGTAAAAGAATTCCAGTAGGCTACACTTGTACGATTTCTAGCTACTCCTACCGCATTCACCCAATTCTCCATCGTACCATCAGCAACCTCGGATGCAGTAAAGGATTGGACTGCGTTATCGCTTGAACGGCGTACCTCAACCACATTACCAGTGTAGCTTGAGCTAAGGTTACGCAAGGAGTAAGCCGCTGCTGCTCCTGTAGCTTGGTCAAGAGGAAGCTCGTTATCAAAGCTGGCATTAACAAAACTCTCCAGCGTTCCGTCAGTAACCTCGGCAGCGGTAAAGCCCTCAGTCTCCCCGTCCACGTTACGGCGTACCTCTACAACGTCACCAGTGAAGTCCTCCTTCAGTTTACGCAGGGAGTAAGCGGCGGCTGCTTCAATCAAAGCACCATCGCGCTCACCTGTATTCGTGTCCAGTTCCCGAAGGTCAAGCGGCAGCGTAGGCTGCTCATTGACCCAGCGAGCCATCTCGCCTGATTCAATCTGACTCCCGGAGAAGTCCTTTTCCGTGTTGTCGCTTTCACGGCGTACACGTACCACGTCAGGATCACCCCCAGTGAGACTCCGTAGGCTGTACGCAGCAGCAGCATCAGGTGCTATCTGAAGTACGCTCTCGCCCACCGAGTTCAGCCGTTTCTGGCGACCCAGTGCTGAATCAAGGCTGATGTGCATCTTAGACCTTGTGAAGTGCTACTAGACCGCCACTGATAGTAACGGAAGAGAACTGACCATAGATGATCGTACCAGCTCCAAAGGATGTAAGAAGTTTATCTGAGTTCGTCATCTTGGCTGCTGTTACCTGCACTGATCGTTGAATCCTTTAGGAATTGGATTGCACCGAAGTTACCGGCAGTAGCTCCAGCGGCGGAGTCAATAATGACTGAGCCAGCGGATGAGAACTCCAAAGCGTTATTTCGTGAACTTGCCATAGTCGTATTATATCACAGGGTTTCCTAACGTGCCTGGCGGCTTACGTAGGTTGAGAATCGTTTGTTTACTGTATTGTTGTTCATTTTCTTGTCCACTCGGAATATCTCGCGGTCAAGCATAAGGTCAGCTTGGGCAGCAGCGAGTGCCGCCTTTTCAGTCTGACCATCTCCAGTATAGAAGTCAGAAAGTGCAGTATAAATGATGTAGTCCACGAACTCACTTGGTATGTCCGTGCTATCCTGGTTGAAACCAGTTACTAGTTCTTTTTTGTAAGTAACAAATGCTGCATCAGAATTACCCGAAACTAAGTTTATTATATTCGCTCCATTTGAATCCACATAGAACTCGAACTCCAAAGCTGAGTCACGGGAGAATGGTTTGGACTTATGGATTCTTAAGAACTCGCCGATATTATCTTTGCTGGTCTCAGTATAAGGAATTGGCTGCACGACCTGCTTAAGGCTTACGCCGGCATCACTGAACTCACCGGTATTAAAATCAGCATCCCAAGGATTAGTTGTTACTGGTGTGCCGCGCGTTGACTCAATATAGTAGTCTTGAGGTGATTCATAATCTTCTATTTTCCAATATCCACCGTTGCTAGATTCCCAAGATATTCTGTGGAAATTTGGACCCTCCCAAGTATTAGCTAAGGTGGAGCTTGGAACATATGAACCATTTGCGTTGGGTTCAGATGCTCCGCTTACTTCAATGTTGGATGGAATGCTGCGCTCCTCACCAACCACCAAGTACCGCGGCCAGCTATTGGATTCATTGTAAGCGCGGGATACCGCTCGGTTCAATGAATTAACCAAGAAGAACTCATCAGCAGCGGTTAAGCTCTCCAGCCCTGCTATGGACTGGAAAGCATTTTTAACCTCAAGGAATGTTACATTAGATGGCATTACTGCACGTTATTGTTCAGTGCTTTTTCTGGCTTGTTTACTGGTGATCCACCAGCCTGCACAGTTGTGACGGCGGAACTGGGTCTGTGGACGGTACTGAAGCACATCGTGGCGGAACTGACGGCTTTGATTACGTACCTTGTCAATTTCAGAAACTAGGATTAACTCAGCGTTCTGATCCTCAACTTGAGCCTTGTCAGTCTGACCATCCCCACGAAGGAAGTCAGCATAAGCACCAAATGCGCAGTACTCAAAGAATTGGTAAGGGATGTTTGGATTATCTCCGGACTCATCACCAAAGCTTCCTGATGTATAGCTACCACCGTCAGAGACGACTGATTCAAGATCCTTACGGTAAGTCACAATAGACATCCGTAGCATTAAGAACAGTTGGGTTAATGATTTTTACGGATGGGTAACCTCCAGAATTAAGAATGGACACGTAAGTGTACTCCTCGGGGTAGCGAGTATCTGTTGGGTCCGACTTGTGGATTCGGAAAACAACATTGGAATCATTAGCTAAGTCCTTATCCGTTCCGTATGTTTGAATCGTATTATCATCAGCTGTAGCTAATGTAACTGATTCGCCAATTACGGTGAAGTCAGGCCAAGGATACCGCTCGAATGCAGTGCGAATACGACGATTAACTGCTTGTCCGCAGGAATGCAGCATCAGTTGTTTCAAGAGCAGCTAATCCGGCGATGGACTTGAATCGCTCCTCAAGGTTCTGGTATGTAATGGTTGGATAGTTTGCCATAGTTGTTCAGGTTAAAT